CACAAACTATGACACTGACTCAAGAAGAGTGGAAAGAGTTGAAAGATCTTAAGAGAGCAATTAATGAGTATCCTGCTTCCGTTCACTGGGATAAGATGGAACGTTTTGGTTATCTTATGGTGAAAAGTTTGAATGGATATTGTGAGAAATATCAAACATTTGAAACCAAATAGACCAGTAAGTCAAGTGGCACATACCACTTGACTTTTTTGTTAAATAGGACTATTATCTAAAAGTAATACCAAAGAGGTAAATGGCACAGAAATTCTTATACGTCGTTGATCATTTTGTCCCCTTTCCAAGTTCCGAGTATGGTGGAGTTTGGAATGTAATCGCAAAAGACGATGATGAATGCTTCGATCTCATTAAAGACTATGATGAGGGGTTTAACGAAGAGTTTTATGTAAACTTGCGTGATAGAGTTGTAAACTCGCGTAATTATCCTCTGTCTTCTAATGAAGAATCGTGTGTAGTTGAGTCCTTTACCACCTAATGGCAGAAAAAAATGTCAAGAACTGATGCTCTAGTTTTTCATCTCAAGAGAGAACATGCAAATCAAGTTGATTACTTGAGGGAACAAATACTGAATCAAAAGAAAGAAATTGAGTTTCTAAAAAACCAAATAAAACTTATAACCGAAGGCAGAACTTACGATTGCTAAAATGACTGATAAAGAATTGAACATATACATCCTTGAAGACTTTTGTTGCAGAAGAATGGATGAACTTGTTGAAGAAGACAGGTTTGACGATTCTCACGCTATCTTCCAAGAGTTTATGTTTGATTGTGACAAAAAAGACTATTTCTTTCTTGAGGACTTAACTAATGTTTGTTGAAGGCACTGAAGTAGAATACAATGGTCATTTTGGTGTTATTGCATTTATATGTGATGACTATTCAGTTCTTAAACTTCCAGCAGTAGGAAAAAATAACAATCCAGCAAGATTGCTTATATTTAAACAATATTATTCAAAAGTAACTGTATTAAAAGATAGTGGGAGGTGATTATGTCAGAAGAAGCATTGTATGAGTTACGTGAAGAAGGCACTAGTGGGTGGTTTGTTGTAGATAATGGAAGTAACCTAACAAAAGATAAATGTTATAATTTGTATCAGTTTTTGCTATCACAAGGTGTAAATCCACAAAGACTGAAAATAGTTAGAGTTGCTTAGGACACCTGGATAAATATCTAAAAAAATAAAAATGAAAACGTATCAGCAGTTTACCGAAGATCTCCAATCAAAAAGAATGAGAGCAAAGCAAAACTCTGCTGATACAATTTCTAGGTTTAAGGATTCTGTCGCTAGAGATAAAGAAAGGAGAACTTCTAGAATAGAAGCAATGAAACAAGAATATAAGAGAAGAAATCCTAACTTATATCCTGATGACTAAATAATGATGCTTGTGTTTGGCGATTCAAGCAAAGAATTGGGGGCAGAAATGCCCCTTTTCTTGTATAAATAATAATGCCAAACACAAAGCAGTATGAATAACTATTACACTTACGCATATTTGCGTGAGGATGGAACTCCCTATTATGTTGGTAGAGGAAAGCATCATAAGGGGTACAAATACCATAGAATTACTCAAAAAACCAGTCATACTTGTCCGGTTCCACCCACAGAAAGGAGATTGATACTCAAGGACAATATGTCGTTGAATGATGCGCAAAAACATGAAGAATACTTAATTTACATCTACGGCACTAAATGGGACGGAACAGGTATTTTAAGGAACTGGGTTAAAGATAGTAGGGGAGGCAGCAAAAAGGGGCGCAAATTGTCGGAAGAAACAAAACAAAAAATGTCTCTTGCCATGAAAAAGAGATGGGAAAGTGGATTATATAATTCCAAAGAATATAGAGACAAAATATCCGAGAGTAATAGAAAAGCTCCAAGAGTAAAGAAACATAGTGAAGAAACAAAAGAAAAGCAGAGAAATGCAAGTCTTGGAAGAGTTCAAAGTGAAGAAACAAAAAGAAAAAGGTCTGAAAGCATAAAAAAATGGTGGACAGAAAAGAAACTGGCACAGACCTCTTGACTTTTGGGTTTGAGGTCTGTATTATTTCTATATTGATATTTTATTGATGATTCAACTCCGACCACATCAGTCTCGCGGTTGCGATGCAATGGTTTCTAATGATAAAGGCACTATTGTGGTTCCAACCGGCGGTGGTAAGACCCTGACTATGATTATGGATGTGAAGCGTATTCTTGATATTCAACCACAAACTATTGTTGTAGTTGTTCCTCGCATTCTTCTTATTGAACAAATTTGTCATGAGTTTCTTGAGGTTATTGATACTACCAATGTTCATGTGATGCATGTGCATTCTGGATATACACGCCATTTTAGCACCACAAGACCCAAGCAAATTCATATGTTTGCGAATGTTGCTCGCACCGCTGGTGAGAGTTGCATTATCTTCACAACTTACAACTCCCTCAATCGTATTCAGCAGGCAGATATTGAGGTCAACAGCATTTACTTTGACGAGGCACACAATAGCGTAAAGAAAAACTTCTTTCCTGCCACTGAGTTCTTCTCCAATGAAGCAGATCGTTGCTATTTCTTTACAGCAACTCCTATCAACTCTGTTGCCACTAACAAACCCGGCATGAATGACGCTGAGGTTTATGGTAATGTGATTTGTAAGGTTCCTGCTCCTGAACTTGTTCAGGGTGGGTTTATTGTTCCTCCCAAGGTATCTGTAAGGCAGATTGATATTGCTTGCTCTAACGCCTTTGAGAGGGACTGTAAGCACCTTCTAGACACCATTGAGGGTGAATATATCACCAAGGGTCTAATTTGCGCAAAGTCCACTAAACAGATCGTTGGACTGATGAACAACACCAGTTTCTTTCAAGAAATGCAGGAGCGTGGTTATTCTGTGCTCTACATTACTGCTAAGACTGGTGCAGTTATCGACGGCAAGAAGGTCAATCGTGAGGAGTTCTTTGACACTCTGAATGCCTGGGGTAAGGATAACTCCAAGAAGTTTGTAGTTCTACACCACAGCATCATTTCTGAGGGCATTAGTGTCTCTGGTCTTGAGGCAGTTGTGTTTATGCGTTCTATGAACTATATTGGTATTCTACAGAGTGTAGGTCGCACACTGCGCCTACACCATGAGGATGCCAAAGGTATGCGCGAGGGTTCTATTCCTGCTGGTCAGTATCAGCTTTATCGCAAACCCTTTGGTAAGGTAGTTATCCCTACCTATGACAAGGTTGGCATCACAACCGCCAAGAAAGTTCAAAACGCACTTGACATTGTATTTGAGCACGGCGAAATTTGCGAAACTGTAATCAAGAGGTGACTATGAAACCCTATTCAAACTCGACTATTCTATCAGACCAACCACTTGGAGGATTTATTGTGGACAATGGAAAATATTGTGTAGTCCCATATTGTAACCAACTTATGGTTATTCACAATGGAAAGCAACTTAAAGTGTGCTTGAGTGAGCAGAGTGCCCGTAAATACATTGAGAGGCATCGTAAAGGTAAGTCACAGGCAAAACTTCCTATTGATTAAAATTAGGTCCATTGGAACTGTCTCTATAGTGTAAGGAGCAAAACCTTCTATGTACGACGAACTTTGGCAAGAGATTCAGGATATGCCTGGAGAAATCTATGACATTCCTGAACTCAAAGATGATGAAGAAGGTGACTATTTCACCGACTACATGAACTCCAACTACGATTACTGATTAAACTAATGTATTTCCACGACATTCTCCGCCAACTGCAAGATCTCCGCAAGACTTGGAGGAACCAAGACTTTCGCTATACACGGGAACAAAAGGAACAGTATGACATGCTTGTGGAACTTCGCCGTGCTCGCGTAGCACAATTCTATGAAGAAGGTCGTGTTGCTGTTACAAAACCAAAGTCCCGTAAGGTGGAGGAAGAGATTTGATATGAGAGGTCTTTATGACCTCTTTTTTATATTTTCATAAATAACTGAAAGTATTGTAGTTCATTTTATACTCTCATGGCTATTTCTTTCCAACAATTTATTACTATTGCTGAAAAATCTAGAGGGACAGTTCTTGACCGCCCAGACTTTGCGGGAATGACAGTTAGAAGGGAAAGAGATCGTAAATTGTCTGATGCTGAACTTCAAAGGACTAAAGTTGTTGTTGATAAAGAGACTGGTGAGAGAACCAAGGTAAAGGTAAGACCAAAACCACAAACTGCTAAAACTACCAGTGATGGAAGAAAGACCACAGCGCAAATTGGTGCTGTAGATCGTAGCGTTGACCCTAAAGAAAGGGCAGCAAAAGCAGCGGCAGCAGCAAAAGAAGAGAGAAGAAAGGCAGCACTTGCTAGACGTGGTGGTGGAGATTCAAAACCTGCTGCTCAACCAAGCGGAAAAGAAGCAGAAAAGAAAGCAACTGAACTTCTGAGAAAAGATGTTCAGTCAAAGAAACCTGAAAGTGGTCCAAAGCGCACATATACAAAGCAAGAAACAAGCGCTGACGACATGAGAACAACTAGTGAGAAGCGTGCTGATGCTAAGAAAGCAAGAAGAGCAAAGGTAGCAGAGAAGAAAAAGTCAATTCTTGCTGACTATATTGCTGCTTATACAAAAGAAAATGGTGCTGCTCCTAAAGGTCCAGCAAGAACTAGGTTAGTTGCTAAGGCAACTGCTGCTGCTGAAGCAATGGCGGGAAGCAAGGGCAGTTAAAGTTAGGTCCATTGGAACTGTCCTTATAGTGTAAGGGTTCAACACTCATGACTGCTACTCTCGCTGAGTTTGCTGCACAACAAGATGCACGCAACACCAACCAACTGAATGTAACAAAGTGGAGTTTAATCTTGTGCGACACTCTCACAGAGCGTGCTCCCACTTCTGTTGGTTATGAATATACTTTTCAACTAGATTCCTCTGGTCGTAAGTATCACAAGATCTTTATGTATATCAATGGTAAGCGTGACAGTATTCATGCTTTCATTGACAAGAAAACTGGTTCTTTACTTAAACCTGCCTCAATTAAATCTCCTGCGAAAGGAGAGAGGTTTAATCTTTTGGTAATCAAAGATCGTGAGTGGTTGCTTGAGAATGCAACCTGGTGTGGAAGTTATCTCTACAAACGTTGATTCTTCTTCTCTGCCCAATATCTTTTTGCTGCTTCACTCTTCTTTCTTTTATCTTCTTCACTCATAGGACCAACTTTCTTACCTTTATTCCAAGGAACATTTCCTTTGAGTGATTCACTAATCTTTTTATTTGTTTCTTTATTCCATCCACCACATTTTCTTCTTGATTCTATTCTTTTAGCAATCTGTTCTGGTGATTGTTTTCCTATTTTCTTTCCTCTCTTTGCTTCACTGATTTTCTTTTTAGTTTCTTCACTCATTGGAATACCAGTTTTGTCATAGTCAAACTTTGATGATGTTTGATTTGATTGGTTCGCAAAGTGAGGGTTATTCTTTACATCATAAAATTTATGGAGCATAACTTCTAACTCCAATGCTTCTTTTCTGTTGTCACACTCCGCTAATATGATTTTGTTTGTTGGATTGAATGTTGTATCATAAAAACTTCCCAAGTAAGTATCTTCATTCACTTCACATTCACATTGCCTAACTCCAATGTATCCTCTCCCCCATTCTTCATATGAATAGTAAATGTAATGATTCATTTGTTTACAAACTTGCTACTACTTTTATTTATAAACCTGCCACTATTAAAACCCGATGATATACTTTCTCATCATAAGTGCCGGGTTTGGTTTCGCCTTCCTGGCACTTTTCTCTCCTTGGTTTAATCATTTGGACGACATTGAAAAGTTTTGAGTAGGTAAAACCTACCATTGCCAGAAAGCATAAACTCTGGTATTATACTTTATGTTCTCTTGAGATTTGAAATCATGAACGATCAACGTCACTTCCACACAGAATCTGAGCGTCGTCAACTAGATGGAGTTCTGCATGATGCTGATGCTAACGGATGGACAATTTCTAAGCACAACCGTATGAAGTCCCGTGTAAATAACCTGCCAGATCTTTCTATGGTGAGTGATGATGATATGTGTGCTTGATTGTTGACAACCAAATAAGTTTTTGCGATAATGTTTGTTGATGTTATCGCTTTTTTTGTAGGAACATAAAATATGAGATTTAGCGTAATCATTGGAAATCCACCATATTCTGATCGTTCTAAAGCATCTGCATCAGGTGGCGGTGGTATTTCTTCGTCTTTGGATGAAAAGTTTTTTCTGAAAGCGATGGAACATTCTGATGATGTTAGAATGATAATTCGATCCAAACACTTCAACAAAGAATCGTCAAATTTTAGGAAAAAACTTTTTGGATCTGGTAATTTAAAGTCTATTACTTATCTTCCCGAAGAAACTTTTGATATTGAAAATACCGAAACTTGTATTGTTCACTATTCTGCAAGAAACCCAGGAAAGACAACTACCATAACTTACAAAAGCGGTGAAGTTCGATCTGTTAAACTAAACAATAACAGCATCGTTGTTTTAAAGAATCCTGAATATGTTTCGGAAGTTGCCAATAACATGGCACATCGTTATATGACTGGAAAACTTATCAGAAACAAGATAGTTCCAGTCAGTGATGGTATTCCAATGATTGAAATATGTGGTCGAGGTGAAGAACCAAAAATAGTAATAATTGATCCTAAAGTTGACATTACCGGTCGCAATCAGCACGGTGTGGTCATCAACTTTGCTGCACAATGGGGTGGACTTGGTAGAATCTATGTAAAACCTTATGATGCTGCTATCAGCAACAGTATAGTTCTTCTTAAGACTACTTCTGAAGAAGAATCTGTCAAGTTAAAGGAGTATTTGGAAAGCGAAGACATTAAAAAAAGGGTGAAAGAAAATATGAAATCCTTCCACCCCACAAAGGCACTATTTAAGACGATTCCTGATATTACTTTCTCCTAATAACTTTGAGGATATTATCAATACCCGCTTTTGCTTTTTTCTCCTTATTTCTTCTTGCTCTTTCACGTCTTTCTTCAGGAGTCATACCATACTTAGATGCTTTTTCGGCATCAAGGTGGTCCTTGTAAGAACTTTGCGATTTCTTCTTATCTACTGCTTCACCACCTCTTTTTTCTCTATCCTGAACATATCCGACAGGTGTATCAGACACGTTCTGGACATATTTGGCGCCCTTTCCGCCACCACCAGAACCTGCATTTCTTCTTGCTTCATCGACCTGATACATTTCCTTATAAATTCTCATCAGGTCTTGATAAGTTTTCTTTTCCATGTTACATTAAGTTTCTTTCCCAAATATTTATTAAAATGCCAAAAAATAGACACAATGAACTTCTAGGATCAAACATCGAAAGAAGTGATGAGCGAATAGATTCTACTGGCGAAGTGTTCACGCCAATGGAATTATGCTTTAAAATGGTATCAGAAATCTCAGAAGACGTGTTGAAAAATCCTAAATCCACTTTTCTTGACAATTCTGCTGGGTCTGGCAACTTCTTAGTGGCACTGCAGACAGAATTGCAGAAATATCATTCTTTACAACATATCAACGACAACATGCTCTATGGTATAGAATTGATGGAAGACAATCATCAAGAATTGTGTCAACGTCTTGGTATTTCTGTCGATCACCCCCATATTGTATGTGCCAATGCACTAAAATATGATTATTCCTTCGGCAAACCCGTTGGTCTTGAAGCACATTTCGGTAATTAAAGTTAGGTCCATTGGAACTGACACTACTTTGAGGATCAAATTTTTATGAAAGGTTCAATTTACACCCACAAGCGAATTCTTCATTCTGAAGAATTTATTGGAAAAGTTTTGAGAAAAGACTTGAATGCTTTCAAGAACAATGTTTCTAACAAGTTTGATGTTGATATTTGCACCAACATTGGAACATTAGATGTTCAATACACCAACTATGATCAACCTTTTGTTGATTTTATTTCTGTTCTTAATCACAAAGATCCTTGCGTAACTTCTTATAATACTCGAGATGATCATAAGTTTTATGAACAGGTTAGGAGCATGAATGCTGACATTAAGATATTTCAGTCTATGGGATATGACATCGCTCAAATATATCACTGCTTGGGTTCCTACGCAGGAAAAGAAGTGAAACCAGGAAAGTTCATGAACCCTCGTTATGATTATGTTGCTTATGTTCAGTACATTCCCAAAACTTTTGATGTCAAGAAATATCGAGTTTTGGATCTAAATTATCTTAGGAATGTGGAGGTTGAAAAAGATGTCATAATCGCATTCAATCGTAAGGATAAGTGGAACTCGCGGAAAGATCTTCACCATAGTGCTTATATTAAGTTTCCCAAAAACATCCTTGACGAGTCTGATGTGACTGAAAAGTTCGTCTGATAAAAGTTAGGTCCATTGGAACTGTCCCTATGGTGTAGGCACGAAACACAATGCTAAGTCTTTCTGACGCACTTCTCCAACTTCCATCATTTATGTCTGACACAGACAACCAGGGTGAGTTTGGCGAAATCTATGATTGGATTTATGAAATGTGTGGTAACCTGACTGATAAGGAATGGGATGAAGTCTTTGAAGTTTTTGATCATTACTGCCAAACTTTCTAAGTTCACTTTTACTTTTTAAAATCATGTCAGTTGTCTACGCTATCAAAACGATCAATCGTTACACCCCAAAGGGCAAAAAAATCAGTATTGTGAAGGATTCTCCTTACAAAAAGTCCTCCATTCAATACAAAGAATTTGGCAAAGAAGCATTCTACAGTAAAGCAGGAATACGAGATAATTACACTTCAGATGAAGAATGGTTTATTGCAGACATGATAGTTTCTGGAAAATCTCAATCTGAAGTCGTGGAAGCATTTTCTGAGATGTTTGGTACACACACGCCAGGATCTGTGTCCCTTATGTATCGTCAAGCAGTATATTCTGCCACACTTGGTGATAAAGGAATGTCTCACCTAACACAATCTTTCATGGACAAGTTGGCATCACTTGATCCCGAAACATTTGGTTGAATAAAAGTTAGGTCCATTGGAACTGCCCCTATGGTGTAAGGGGCACACACTTCACCCCACAACATTTATTTAAACATGGCAACACGTTCCCGCATTGGTATCGAACTCAAAGACGGTTCTATTCTGTCTGCCTACCACCACTATGATGGTTATCCTGAGTGGTTGGGTCGTATTCTCACCACACACTACAACAGCAAGGATAAAGCATCCGAACTGATTGATGGTGGTGATATGAGTTCTTGCTGGTCTAATCGCACTTGGGAGGGTGAACTTCCTGAGGGTCAATATGCTCCTGAGTATTATTCTCAACGTGGTGAAGATTGCCCTCCTCGCCTTGATGCTTTCCTTGGAGAATACCTGCTGCACGATAACAGCGAAGAGTTTGCATATGTCTTCCGCAATGGTGAATGGGTATGTTATGATATGCACCGGTTTGATGATAGCAAACTGCCTGAGGTTGTTGAGATTCCCAGCGGCGCACTTGCTGTCTGATTAAAATTAGGTCCATTGGAACTGTCCCTATAGTGTAAAGGACACATTTCTCTTACAAAAATTATTTTTTTACTTAAACATGAAAGTTGATTTTTCTCTCTTTAACTGGAAAGAGATTTTCGGTACAGTGAAAGCGACTGATGGTCTCAAACGACCCCAAACACGGGGACTGCGAACAGAAATCCAAGAAATTGCAACAGCAAAGCATAGTGGTGGACAATTCACCTATGTTGGTATGCGAGAGAATGGAAAAGATTACAGCAGTTCCTATGGAGAATCATGGGAAGATAAGAGTATTGTTGGTATGTTCAAGGGTAAGACTAAGACAAAGCAGTTTATTCTGAAAAACTATCTAGGAAATAACACTGGAGAACTGAAAAAGACCTTTGATTATATTCTTCTCAAAGATACAGGATCCATGTCTGTTGCATGGGCATCATGGGATGCTGTGAATAAGAATGTTGAGATTACTGATGCAACCATCAAATCACATGTAGATTATTCTGATCTTACATTTGTTGAGAGCAATGTGATTCCCAAAGATAAAGAGGATTTCTCTAAGACACTTGAGTTTCTGATTGAGGAATTGGTCTGAACAATAAAAGTTAGGTCCATTGGAACTGTCCCTCTAGTGTAAGGAGCACACTCAACCATGAAAGCACAAGACCCCCGCACACTTTTTGCTGATGATGAGTTTACTTTCTTTCGACTCAATCTTCTCAAAGAAGTTGACCGTTTGAGTGTCTATCATTCTGATAGGTATCAGAAAGAAAAGGAACTCAAAAAGGCAGACAAGTGCCTCACTTATCTGATGAACTATCGTTCTCACCAACCTGAGTTTTGAAACTCTGTAAACTATTACCTTTTTTAAAATTATGCAAGTTAAAGTCGATCTCTACGTTGCTGGTAAAGTCTTCTCTGAAATTGTGGAGGCAGCAAACTATCAGGATGCCA